CTGCGCCATCAAAATCATAATCAGAGAATTGATTTTGCCCTCTTAGGTAGTTCTTCAGGTTAGACTTAATGTTATCAAAGTCTAACTCGTTTACCTTAATTCGATTGTTATCTATTGCCATTATCGGGTTCTCTCTAGAGTTACCTCTACCGTCTGCTGGGTAGAAGTGTTGACTATTTTATATTCTATTCTAACGTAGACTTCATAGGTATCATGGGAATAAGTTACTTGAACTTGAGTAAGTACTACTCTTGGTTCATATGTGTTTATCAAATCCGTAATAGTTCTCTCAATCATAGATTTGGTAAGTGGAGTAGGAAGCTCAAACAACATTCTTCTCAATGGAGCACCAATATCGCTATGAAATGGTCGCTCATAGTTGTTCGTTAGAACCAGATTGCGCACAGATGCTTTGATTGCGCTATCGTTCACCCTCTTAACGATATCGCCAGTTAGAGGGTGGGGTCTAAAGTTTAGGTCTATGTCTGTAAAGACTCTTGTGTTTATCGCCATGATTGTTTATTTATTCTCTTTATGCAAAGAAAGTTTTAGAAGCACCTTTAGCAACCATATCTCCACAAGCAATTGGATCACCAATTCTAGCCACAGGAGCACCGTCCACAAAATTTTTACTGGAACCTGAAACCACTGGACCGCATGCATGAACAGATTTTCCGCAGTTATGAATTGGACCATAATTGGTTATACCAACTAATTGAACCAATCTTCCTTCTACAGAAGTTTTAGTTGAGTATCCTCCGATGGGCGATACTGGAGGAAAGCATCCATGCCCTGAAGATTTTCCACCTGCCAATGCTACTGCTGCCATATCGTTTCCTTATGAATTTGCTGTTGTGTTAAACTTATCGGCATCCGTTTGTTCTTTGCGTTTTGGGTTATTTCTAAGTTCAAGAAGTTTTCTTCTGTTTGCGTCCCAGTCATTTAAAACAGTTTGATTACGTTGGAATGTTGTGGTAGTTTTACCACCAGTTGGCACTCCTGCAATAACTGGAGTACTTTCTACGTTTACACTAAAAGTTGACTCTAGGTAAACTCTTGTGTCAGGAATAAAATTGATTGGACCATAGTAGTTGTCTCCAATTATAGTAACGTCTCCATCAAGCAGAAGCGTTTCATCATTCATTCTAAAGTCAAACTGTCTTTGTTCGAATCTTTTAGTCCATGTACCCTTAAACGTAATCTTACCTTGTATTGCTGTGTTATCTACAATAGCTTGTATAGTAGTTGATGGTGGATCGATAGACCAAGATAACACTTTAGTTGGGCTTGTTAATGACTTAGTTGGAGGAGCACCCAATGCACCTGCCTCTGCTTCAAAAAATGTAACAGTAACTTCCCAGTTCTCATCAAGTATTTCGAACACAGAAAGAAAACGTTCTTCAGCAGCACCCTCACCGCCACCAATAATAAGCGGTACTGCATACTCAGGATTAGACTGAGGATAGTTGTAGTAAGAAACTTCGTATATCAAGATTGCCCCTCAGCTAAGTAAAGGAATTCACCTATGTTACCTTTACGTTTATGGTGATACATTGTAAAGTGTTGTTTTCTGTTTCCGCTATACTTAAATGAACAGTGTATCCAAACTGTAGACGAACCATCATATTCAAGAATCAACTGATCATATGGAACCAATTGTTGAATCTGCTGAATGGCTTCGTAATGTTTCTTACGATTAAATCCTGAGATAACAATATCAACTGCTTGACCAGTATAGTGTTGTGATGTAGCACTTGATGCGCCAACATCACCTGGACGACGATAACCACTAGTGATAGTCATTGATGGATATGCTTTCTTGATTGGCTCAAGAACTTGTTCACACAATCCCTTTAAGTTACATGCAATCTCTTTAGCAGCTAAACCTTGTGTATCGCTAATAGGACGAGTACCACCCTTAGTCAATGCTCCAACTGTAAAGTTAGGCGATAGCTTCATGTTATTAGGGTATGATGTCATACCATAGATTTCGTCACACTTAGCACCAGCTGGTTGTTTATCATTATTCTTTGGTTTTGCAGTTTCTTCTGCTGCTTGGTCTGGGTTTTGATCAGTTGGATCAATAGAACCATTTGACGTAGCATTCTTTGTAAACTCAGTTGGATCACCATCATCTTCAGTTTCATACTCGGCAGCTGCTCTGTCTTTTCTAGAGTTAACCTTTAGTGCTTCATGCTCTGGCGCACCTTCGCCTTCAGTTGCAGCTGGACCAGCGTTTGCACTTTCAGCGCCAGCTGCTGAACTCGCACCTTGTCCGAAATTACCACGACTATAATCCATATTCATAGTACCGCCAGCTTTAATGTTCATCGAACCACCAGCTGACATTGCTAAAGCACCGCCACCTTTAAGATTCATTGCAGCGCTAGATTCTATATTTAATCCTGCGCCAGCTTTGAGGTTAACTGCACCCTCAGATTCAATGTTAACAGTTTTACCTTTAATATCAAGAGCACCAGTAGAGTTTATTTTACAATCACCAGCAACTGAGATTTGCGCATTACCACCAACGTATAGATTCATTCCGCTTTGGAAAAGAACATTACCGTTACCAGCTGCAGTTAAATTGTAATTACCATTAACAAAGATGTAACCATTACGCTCATAGATTTCATAACCATCACCAACAATACGGTTAACACGTGTACCGTTATGATCTATCTCAGTATATGTACCTGCTTTATGGTAAAGGTGCACACGTTCAGCATTTGGAGTATCATCAAACTCCATAACATGCCCAGACTCAGATTCATACACATGGTTAAATGGATAGTCGGCATTAAACGGATTATCTGATTGAGTCCATGCTTTACCACCTGCAACTGGCACACCTTTAATTAAGGCTGCTTCTTTCTTTATAACGATAGTCTTGTCTATCTGTTCATGTCGAGCCAATCTATTTGTATCTGGCTCGGCAACATATTTTGGATACTTCTTGTTTGGATCTTTAAATCCAACTTGGTCGTCTCCACCTTTACCATCTGATGTAGACCCGTCTGAGTTAGGCGATCCAACAGGTGCTGCTTGTGCAGGATCTTCTTCTGCTGGTGGTGTAACACTTTTACCTTCTCCTGGGATTCCGTCTTTAAGAAATAATTCTGATTCTGCTTTTCTACGTTTAACAAGACCAGCAAGAACTTTACCGCCAGCAGTAACTCTACTATCAAGAAATGCTGTTGCTGCTTCTTTATACTTACCTTGATTGATAAATGCCAACATTGGAGACGAACCAAAACCACCGCCACCTGCGTTGTAAGTATAAGATACGCATGCATCAATCATTGATTGTGTAACCACAGAACGAATACGTTTAGTTACTTGTGGTAGATATGTTTTCTTTAACTGAATAGAAAACAGTTCTTCAGCTTTAGCAATAGAGATAATGTCTCCTTGCTTGACTCTAATGCCTTTGTCAATGTCCAAGAACGTAGTACCATATCCGATAGTAAATGGTTCAGCGCCAGTACCTGGATCTGGATATGCTTGAACTTGGTTGTTACCAATCTTTTTAGCAAGACCTTCATACTGATGTAGTAAATCAATACAGCGTTGAGAAACAGTAGTGTACTGATTAGCTGGCTTACCTAAGCCACTTGTGTCACCGCTAACAACTTGGTCTTTTGCAGTTGGTTCGACTTTCTTAGGAGGTGGTGTAGTATCACCGTCTCTGACGATGTCACCATTAGAATCAACTTTAGCTGAACTATCTGATGGACCATCATCACCATCACGTGTTAGTTTTAATGTACCATCATCTTCTTCGACAGTACCATCTTTCTGAGGAATACCGCCCAGCGAACCCATCATAATTGGGAACTGCATATCTATATCATTAAAAAATACAATAACCCAAGTACCTTCGACTGGACCCATTGGTGTATGACCAACACCGCTGACACCAGCAGATGTTAATGGTTGCATAGGCATTGCCCATGGTAAATCAGTAGTTGGAAGAACTGACTTCACATGCGTATGTACACCAACGACTCGAACTTTACAGCGTCCGAGCTTCAGCGGATCCATTCGATCCTCAACCACCCCAGTAAAAAATTTAGACATTATTATGCGCCTTTGTTCAAATCAAAAATAAGAGAGTCTTTCACAAGCTCCATATAACATTCATGCTTATCTGGTCTAATGTTATGGTTGATTGCAGCAACAATGTAATTACCAGAGAACATCTTATCTTCAATAGTTTGAGAACTATCTTTCTCACCTGCTGGCTCAAGAGAAGGTAACTTAACTGTAACTTTCATACCAACCGTGTAATCAGTTCTACCACTAACTTTAATCTGCAATTTAAATCCCTCGAACTGCTGCATCATCGATATACGAGAAAGATTGTTCTTAGTGTTTGTGATATCTCCATATCCATTATAGATACCATAATGTTTTTGCTCTACAACCTGAACAGCAGAAGTTGATGTTGCTAGATTTTTACTCCATATAGGATAATCATTCAAGTGTGGATGTTTTTCCCATTCGTTTGGAGCATAGTAAACTGTACTTGAGTATTTCTTGGTGACCAGATCATGAGTAGTCATTCTTGAGCCATACATGCCGCTGGCAACTCTATCGATAAAGTTAAATCCAACTGGCAATTTGTAATCATGAATGCGAGTAAAGTCGTAGTTCAAATCTTTAGTCGAAGAACCGCTTGTTGCTATATCACGGTCTCTTGCTGTGTATGTAAAATTTTGAGCAACAGGTTGTGTCCCATACAAATAGTTGGGAGTGGCAAACACGAAACCATCTCTGTTCTCAAAAAATAAATAATTGGAACGCAAATCATTTTGTGCTGCTTTAGTGACAAACAGTAGACAACGAGATGGGTTCCAATTAGATGCAATAAATTTAATCTTGTTGGTGGTCGGCTCTTTAATCACGATCTTCTTAGTTGACCTCATACCATCAGTACTAGATACAAGTTGTTCTACCAGTTCTGATGGCGATCCCTCAAATGCTTTTGAGAATCTTATGTTCATATCCACCAATGCCTCGATGCTAATAAAGTGTAGAGTATAGTATACTGCCTTTTCTTTATGCTTATATCGGTCAGTCATTTTATAGATGTAAAACCTG